ACAAAAGATATGAAATACGATAGAATTGAAAAATTTAGAAACGCTTTATTAAACAAATAAAAATAAAATAAAATGGGATTTGATGTATCTGCATTAGCAAACTATACAAAAGAAAACGAAGCTCTACTTGTAACTTCATCTGTATTGGGTGCAAAAACTGCTACTCTTATTAAGAGTGCAGGAAACGTTATGGTTGGTGTAAAGTCAAGCGAAAAAATCAACATTATGGAAACTGACGCTATCTTCCAAGATGGTGCTTCTTGTGGCTTTAATGCTTCTGGTTCTACTACCTTTACTCAAAGAACTGTAACTCCTGGTAAAATTAAAGTAAACGAAGCTCTTTGCCCTAAGGACTTAGAAGCTAAGTATTTACAGAAGGCTTTACCTACTGGTTCTATGTATGACAGTATTCCTTTTGAGCAAGAGTATAGCGAAAAGAAAGCTAAGACTATTGCTGCTCAATTAGAAACTGCTTTATGGCAAGGTGACACTACAAGTGTAAACGTAAACTTAAACAAGTTCGATGGTCTTGTTAAGTTAATCGGTGCTGCTTCTGGTGTTGTTGCTGCAAACGCTTCTACTTTTATTAGTGGTGCTCCTTTATCAAGCATTACTGATGCTAACGTAATCTCTATCTTTGATGGTGTTTACAAAGCAATTCCTGCAAAAGTTGTAGCTGCTGACGATATGACTATCTTCTGTGGTCAAGATTTATTCCGTACTTACACTATTGCTCTTAAAAACAGCGCTTCTTTCAATTACCAAATTGATGTAAAAGCTGATAGCGAATTTGTACTTCCTGGTACTACAATCAAAGTTGTAGCAGTTGCAGGTCTTAACGGAACAAACAAAGTTTACGCTATGCGTTTATCTAACTTGTTCTTAGGTACAGACTTATTGAACGAAGAAGAGAAGTTTGAGATTTTCTATGCAAAAGAAGCAGATCAAGTACGTTTTGTATCTGAGTTTAAGATGGGTGTAAACATTGCCTTCCCTGACGAAGCAGTGAAGTTTATCCTTGCATAATTTATAGGGTAGGTTGAAATATACCTACCCATTTTTTCAAACTAATTTAATTCAATAACAATGGCTTGTGCTTTAACTCAAAATTATACCTTAGACTGTAAAGACAGTTTAGGTGGTATAACCGAAGTTTATTTTATGGCAGCAGGAGATGTTACCTCTACAACTGAGGCGAGTGGTGTAATTACTGCTCTTGTAAAAGCATCTGGCAAGAAGTTCTTTAAGTACGAACTTGTAAAAGGCACTTCTCAATTAGTTGAGAATGTTAATGCAAACGTACAGAACGGAACTATCTTTTATGCTCCTGAACTAACTATCATATTAAACAAATTACAGGCTAACACAAGAAACGAAATCTTGTTATTAGCTCAAAACACATTAGTAGCAGTAGCCAAAGACAACAATGGCAAATACTGGTACTTAGGTAAAACAAGAGGCTTAGACCTTACCGCAGGTAATGCAGGTACAGGTACTGCCGAAGGAGATAGAAGTGGTTACACTTTAACCTTCACAGGTGCGGAAGCAGCCCTTGCACCAGAGGTAAACTCTACTGTGGCAGGTCAATTAACTACCGCAGGTTCTTAGGTTGTTTTGGTTTTGTATATAGATGCCCTCGTCTTTAATTAGGCGGGGGTTTTTTATTTTGCAAACAATCATCATAGTTTATATTTATAGTTGTGATAAGACTTAACAAGGGGCAAACCCAAAATATAATCCTTACCTTGACTGAGAAGCAGCTTTTAACAAGTCCGAACTATTTATTCATTTTCGAGAATAGATCAACGAATACGGACATTAAATTTGTAAGGCTAAACAATACGGATATAAGTGCTTACAAAGAAAGGTACAACGAGTTTACTATTGTTGTAAATAGCTTCTTTAATACGGCATTAAACGGGCAATACACCTATACAATCTACGAACAAGCAAGTACTACCAACACAGACCCGACAGGCTTAAACTTGCTAGAAACCGGCATTATGGAGCTAACGGGAACTACTATATCATTCACAGAATACGAAACAACAAGCACATTCACAATTAGACAATAATGGAAATACAAGTATTGACATTTGCGGAAGCAAAGCAACCAGAATATAAAGAGAAAAAAGGCGAAGGTTATATGCAGTATGGTCAGAATAATGACTATCCGCAATACCTTTTAGACTTGTTTAACAAATCAGCCAAGCATAATGCTATCATTAGAGGCAAAGTGAACTACATTGTAGGGAACGGATGGGTAGGCGAAGAGGCTATTGTTAAGAAGGTAAATAGAGAGGAAACCTTAAACGACCTTACTAAAAAGGTTGCTTTGGACTTAGAGTTGTTTGGCGGTGCTTACATTCAAGTTATATGGAGTGTAATGGGTGCGCAGATTGCTGAGTTATGGCATTGTGATTATACAAAGATTAGAACTAACAAAGACAACACTCAGTTTTGGTATAAGGAAGATTGGAAGGCTACACGCAATCAAGAAAAAGCAGAGGTATACAATGCGTTCAACCCTGCTAACCCACAAGGAGTTCAAATACTTTATGTAAAGGAATACAGACCGGGAATGAACGTTTATAGCCTTCCGGGTTATTTCGGTGCGCTTAATTACATTGAAAGTGATGTAGAAGTAAGTAAGCACGTCTTAGGTAATGCACAGACCGGGTTTTCTGCTAGTAAACTTATTACATTACCAAACGGAGAGCCAAGCCCTGATGAGAAACGTGCAGTAAGCAGACAGTTCGACAATATGTATACAGGTGCAGACGGCAAAAAGTATTTACTTGCTTTTGTAAACGATGCAACTAGAAAGCCTATTGTTGATGATTTAGGTGCGAGTGATTTAACCAAAGAAGATTTTAGTAGAGTAGATGAGTTAATTCAAACTAATATATTTAGCGGACACCAGATTACAAGCCCTGACTTGTTTGGTATCGCAGTGCCGGGTCAATTAGGCAACCGCCAACAAATGAGAGATAGCTACGAAATCTTTAACAACACCTATGTTAAATACAAACAAATGCAGATTGAAGGTGTATTTAATATGCTCGGTCAGTATGCAGGAGTTACAGTAGAGTTAAAGTTGCAGCCGGTAGACCCTATCGGAATAGATTTTAGCGAGAACGTTATTTTACAGGTAGCACCAAAACAATGGATTTTAGAGAAGCTTGGTATAGACCCTACACAATACGGAATGCCTCTTGAAACAGAGCAACCAATGGCGGCAAGTCCTTTAAATGTTAATGAGCATATTAAAGGCTTAAAGGGTCGTGAGTGGCAAAATATGCAGCGTATCATTAGAGAATTTAACAAGGGTAAGATAAGCAGAGAACAAGCTACTGCGATGTTAAAAGCAGGATACGCTTTAACTGATGATGAAGTTAGTACTTGGTTAGGTGCAGAAGAAGAACAATTTAGCGAAGCTGATTTTCAAGTTTTCTTTGAGTTTGGAGAAGATAGAAGTGGTTACAATGTTCTTAAAAGCAAAACAAGATTTAGTGATGATGAGGACTTTCAGGCTTTTGCTGATGTAACTCAGTTGCAGTCTAATATTTTAGATTTAATTGTTAAGGATAAAAGAATTACCCCAGAAGTAATTGCTGACACTTTGAAGGAAGATGTAGGAGCAGTTAAGCGTGTTATTGATATTTTAATCGAGAAGGGGTTTATTAAGACTACCGAAGTAAAGCAAGGTAAAGGTATTGATAGCAACGTTATTATTGAGAGACAATTAACTCAGCCTATTAGTAAGATTGTAGAAGCTATAAAGCCTGAGACTACTCAGATTTTAATTAGATACAGTTATGAGTGGAAGGCAGGTTTTAATGATGGCGATTTAAATACAAGCAGACCTTTTTGCAAATATTTAGTTACTGCTAATAAGTTTTATACCCGTAGCGAGATTGAGCAAATGAGTGCTAGACTTGGCTATTCTGTATGGGATAGAAGAGGCGGCTGGTATACTAAGCCGGGTACAAATACACATTCTCCAAGTTGCAGACACGAGTGGCGTTCAAACATAGTTAAAAGAAAATAAAGATGAGCTTAAACACATTATTTATAAGCGTACAGAATATAAAAGATAGGTCTGGCTTACACGCTAACGTTGATGAGAAACTTGTATTACCTGAGATTAAAACTGCACAGGATATTTACATACTTCCTGCGCTTGGTAGTGCTTTATATAACAGACTACAAGCAGGGATAACGGATAACAATTTAAACGCTAATGAAGTTATTTTATTAGACCAATACATAGCAGATACTTTGGTGCATTATGTACTTAGTGAACTGCCAATGGGTTTATCTTATCAGTTCTATAACAAAGGCTTGTTAAGGAAGGGTGGCGAGAATACTGAGAACCCGTCTATGCAAGACATGATTGATGTGGCTAATAGATACAAGACCCGTGCTGAGTTCTATAAGCAAAGAATGATTAAATACTTAAAAGAATATTCTACACTTTATCCTGAGTACTTGAATCCGGGAAGCGGCATTGATGCAATACACCCTGAGAACGATGCTTACACAACGAGCATCTGGCTAGGAGATTTTGATTGCTGTGCAGGTAAAAGCTTTGAGGAATTATATCAAGGAAACAGAGGTTGTAGCGACTGTTAAATATGAGCAAAGTAACAACAATAAAGAACCAAAATAAACTGCGTGTTTATTTAGAAAAAATTAAGAATGAGCCTGAGCCTAAACCAAATTGTAAAGCAAATAACGACACTCGGAAACGACCACGAACAAATTAACTTTGTTTACTTCGGCGATGTGTGGGAACGTTTAAGCAACGGAGAGGTAACCTATCCGGCTATGTTCTACACTTTAACGGGTGCAACTATAAACGCTAAAAATATTACTTATAATTTTAGCCTTTATTTTATGGATAGAATGCTAATGGAAGAGAGCAACGAAACGGAAGTTTTGTCTGATATGACATTAGTAGGTCAGGATATAGTAGCGCAGTTAAGATACCCCAAAGCGATATGGGATATTGGCGAAACTGCACCTATGACTTATTTTACCGAAAGCGACCCTGACTATCTAGCCGGAGTTAAGATAGATATAACAATGGAATTACCTTACCTAAACGATAGATGCCAAGTGCCTTCTATTTATACATACTAAGATGATAGGAAAAAAGATTAACCAATTAGCTACTGAGTTAGCTCCTGAGAGTACAGATTTAACTATTATAGGTGACCCGACAACCGGAGTAAGTAAGAAGATTACTATTGCGCAATTAGGGGCTATTTTTAGCGGTGCAGTTAGCTTTTATACTAACCTTGCAGCCTTCCCCGTTACTGGCGATATTAACGTTATTTATTGCGCCAAAGACACGCAGAAACTTTACTTATGGTCTGGCTCTGCTTATGTAGAGGTATTCCCGTCACAAGCTTTGTTAGATACTTATCAGCTAAGAAGTGAGAAAGGTAACGCTAATGGCTATGCTTCTTTGGATAGTTTAGGTAAAGTTCCTATCAGTCAGCTACCGAGTTCAATTATGGAATATAAGGGAACTTGGAACGCAGCGACTAACACCCCTACACTTGCAAACGGAACAGGAGATACAGGAGACGTTTATATTTGTAATGTAGCCGGAACAGTAAACTTTGGAGCTGGTCCTATTACTTTTGCAGTAGGAGATTATGTAATTTATTCAGGAACTATATGGCAGCGTTCAAGCGGTGCGGTTGGTACTGTAACAAGTGTAGCTGCATCTATTACAGGAAATAGCGTTTCAATAAGTGGTTCTCCTATCGTTACATCAGGCACGTTGGCATTTTCTTTTGCAGGTAACGCTACTCAGTATGTAAGAGGAGATGGTGCTTTAGCTACGTTACCTACGAATGGTGGCGGCGGTGGTGCTTCTGTATCTTACTATTTAAACGGCTCTATCAATCAAGGTACAATAGGCGGTGTTACTTATTACGAAATGAATAAGACACCTATTATCGGAGCAGGTACAGATTTTACTACAAGCTCAAACGGATATATTGCATCATTTTTAACTGATGCTAACGACCCTGCTTTATTGAATATTCCTGCCGGAAACTTTAATTTTGAAACATACTTTGAGGCTTCAAGCGGTGGCGGTAGTCCAACTTTTTATATTGAGTTGTATAAATACGATGGAACTACTTTTACACTAATTGCTTCTAATAGTGGAAGTCCTAAGTTAATTAATGACGGAACAAATATAGAGGCTTATTTTAGTGCCTTAGCAGTTCCGCAAACAACTTTAACTTTAACGGATAGGTTAGCTATTCGCATCTATGTTACTACGGCAGGTAGAACGATTACTCTACACACAGAGAACGGACATCTTTGCCAAGTTATTACTACCTTCACAACAGGCTTAACGGCTTTAAATGGCTTGACTGCACAAGTACAATACTTAGCGACAGGAACAAGCGGAACTGATTTTAACATAGCAAGTGCAAGTGCTACACATACTTTTAATCTACCTACGGCATCGGCTACTAATCGTGGTGCTTTATCAAGTGCAGATTGGACTACGTTCAATAACAAACAAAACGCTTTAACCTTAACAACAACGGGTTCAAGTGGTGATGCTACCTTAGTAGGTGCTACTTTAAACATTCCTAATTATGGAAGTGCGCTTACAGGATATGTTCCGTACACAGGCGCAACGGGTAACGTTAATTTAGGTACTAATGATTTTCTAACCAGAAGTGTTTTTATTGAAGGTGCTACTAATTACCAAGCAGGGCTTTTAATGAAGCAGTATAGTGTTTATAATTTCGTTACAGGAGCTTACACTCAGATAGCGCCAAGTACTGCAACGGAGTTAAACATAGTACATAACCAAGCAAACACAACAAGGCGTAGATATGCTTTAAGTGTAGCTGCTTTACAAGACGGAGATACCTTCCAATATTTAGTACCGAGAGCAAGTGGAACATTAGCTTTAACAAGCGATTTAGGAGCTTACCTTCCGTTAGCAGGTGGTACTATGACAGGTGCTATAATTGGTACTACTTCTACTTTTACAAATGCAGGAAGTGGCATAGGTGTAGAAATTACAAATAGTAGCACAGGCGATGGCTTAAAAATTAATCATTCGTCAGGTAGAGCATTAAACATAGCATCAAGTGGAAGCGGCTTTGGTATTATCATAAATAATACAACGGCATCTACATCTGCACCTTTTACAATTCAAAAGCAAGGTAGTAGCGTTATTACTTTGTCAGACAACGGAGCAGCTAACTTTGCAGGTCAGCTTACATTAGGTTCTACAATTACAAACGGAACAAACACCTTTACACTACCGGGAGCTTCTGGAACATTAGCTTTAACAAGTGCAATCCCTGCTAATCCTGTTGGCGGTACAGGTACTACTAACTACCTACCTAAGTTTACAGGTACAAGTACAATAGGAGATAGTGTAATTCAAGAAGCAAGTTCTAATATTGGTATAGGTGGCAGTCCTTCTACTAAATTACATTCATTTGGAACTATAAGAAGTTCTAATGCAGGTAATACTATTAATACTGAATTGCAAAGTGATGGTGTTTATTCTACTGCAACTGATTTATATTTATTAGCACCTTCTACAAAGTCAATTATTTTCTATACAAATAATGTACCTGCAATGCTGTTAAACGCTTCTGGTAATTTATCAATAGGAAACACTAATGATACTTTTAAACTTGATGTATCAGGTACGGGTAGGTTTACAACTACTTCAACAAATAGAGCAATATTAGTTACATTACCCGGAAACGCAAATGCAACTATTTTAGAAGCTAATAGTGGTAATGCAGGTTTTGGTTGGAAATTACAACAAGAGGAAGTAAGCACAGGAGATTTTAGAATATTTAGAAGGGAGTCAAGTGTAGATTATCAAGTTCTAAATCTTGCTCGTTCAACAGGAGCAGCTACATTTTCAAGTAGTGTAACGGCTTATGGACCGGCAAATGATTGGGGATTAAGTATATGGGGAAGTACAACAACAGGACAATCTTACGGAGGTATTGTAAGAGGCGGTACAAATTCTAGTGATGTAGCATTTAAAGTAAATAACGCTGCTAATACTATTCCATATTTTAACATTAGAGGGGATGGTTACGTAGGTATAGGTACTGCAAATCCTACTGAAAGATTGCATATAAATAATAGTAGTACAAATGCTGCTTTTATTAGATTTCAAAACACAGGTGGAGATGGAGTATATGTTGGTGGTAGAAATAATGATTTAGAATTATACGCAGGTGGAAGCTTAAAAGCGATAATATTAAGTGGGGGTAACGTAGGTATAGGTACTACAAATCCATTTAGTCAAGGAACTGGTGCAACTACAATGGAATTAGCTGGTAATACTTATGGTCAATTCTTTGTAAGTGCAAACTCCGCATCTATTAGAGGAGTTGTAATGGCAAGAGCAAGTACATTAAATGATGTTTATATAGCATCAATTACAAACTCACCTTTAGCATTCGGAACAAACGACACCGAACGTATGCGCATAACAAGTGGGGGGAATATTCTAATCGGCACAACAACAGACACGGGGCAAAAGTTACAAGTAAATGGAAATATAGTTTCTCAATCAACAAGCAATCCGTTTTTTGGTAGTCAACGAAATGGCGGCAATCAATATGGATTTTATTCAGACGGTGCCGGAAGTTTAATATTAGTTGATTTTGGAGTTGCAGTAAGAGGAAATTTTAATATGGGAAGTGGGGTTTATACTGCTACATCTGATATAAATAAAAAGAAAGATTTTGAATTAAGCAATTTAGGTTTAGATGCTATTTTAGGTTTGAAACCTACTTTATACAGAATGAAAGAAGATAAAGAAGATAGCAATAAATATTTAGGTTTTTTAGCACAAGAGGTAAAAAATTATATACCACAAGCATTTATAGAAAAAGAAGATTTTATAGGTTTAGATTATCAACCTATTGTTGCAACATTAGTAAATGCAATAAAAGAACTTAAACAAGAATTAGACACTTTAAAAAACAAATAAAAATGGCAACAACTTACAAATGGGTAATAAGCGCACTTGAATCATACCCGAAAAATGCAGAAGGTTTAACAGACGTTATCTGTATAGTACATTGGAGATACCAAGCGGAGCAAATAGAAAACGAAAAGACATACTTTGCAGATGTATACGGAACGTTAAGCGTAGCTGCTCCTGACCCGGCAAACTTTGTACCTTATGAAGATGTTACCTATGAAATGGTATGCGGTTGGTTAGAAGCAGGACTTGACAAACAAGCCTTAGAGCAGAACTTAGATAGCCAGATAGCAGACCAAATCAATCCAAAAATTGTAACATTACCTTTGCCGTTTAGCAATCCACAATTATCTTTACAAACAAAAACAAACGAAAATGAAGAACAAACAACTGCTCCAATTAGTAAGCAACCTTAATGCCGTAATCGGTAACAGCGAAACAAAGACCCAAAAGAAGCTCGTTAAAATTTATGAACGAGTTAAAAAGCATCACGAGGACTATCAAGCCGAAGTTGAGATTTTACGTTTAGACAATGCGAGTACCGATGATAAGGACTGCTTATTATTAGACGAGAAGGGAAATTACAAATTCTCAAAGGAAGGCATTAAGAAGCTGACAAAAGATATTGAAGCCTTAAATGATAAAGAATTTGATTTTCAAATAATTAACGTGGTTAATCAATCTGGCTTAGAGAATTTTACATTCTTAGAAGATTGGACTACCGGCATAGAATTTAACAAACAAGAAGAAGAAGAACTATAAATGGAAAATAACCACCAAGCAGACCAATCAACAATGGTATCATTAGTAAGTGCAACAATTAGCATTACAAGTATTCAACCACTATTCACATTGATTGCAAGTTTGGTGGCTATTGTTTCTGGCGGTATGGCTATACGCTATTACTATAAAATGACTAAGAAACTAAAATGAGATTAATACTTTTAGCCTTATTACTTACTTCGTGTGCCTCAGTTAAGAAGGCATCGGAGCGTCTAGATAGCACAGTTGTAAAAACATTTGATTCTGTGCGTGTAGTCGTTTTAGATAGCGTTACTAAAATAGTAGAAAAAGAGGAGTATTTTACCAAGACCATTACTTACTACGATACTTTGTGGGTTACTAAGGATAGTATGATAACAGTTCCTAAGTACACCGAGACCTACACAAGAGGCACAAAAGAGAAACAAACGGATAGTAAGCAGACCAAGACTGATTCAATGGCTCTAAATCGAACAGAAACAACCCAAATTTCGAAGATAACTAAAAATAAGGATAAGTCCTTTGGTGAGTTCTATAAGGCTCTAATAGCCCTTATATTGATAATAACGCTAATCTTATTCTTTTGGAGACGTAAATAATATGGCAAAAGCAGCAAAAAGCGTAAACGTATCGGCAAACCCGTTACCTATTACATTCAAGGAATTTAGTAAGAACCCTGTTGTTGGTATGCTATTTTTATGTATCTGTGGCATCAGTTACTTGTATATAGACAATGCAAAGCGTAACGAAAAGCAAGACGAAAAGATAGGGAGCTTGTATGAAATGGTGCGTAAAAGTGATAGCAGCAACGCAGCAAGTACGGCTCGTTTGGAAATGGCAGTAGACTTAAAGGCTTTAAAAAAGTTTAAGTAAATGCGTTATTTGATATTGGTAGCATTAATAGGTTGCGGAGTTAAACAAGACACGCAATTAGAAACGCTTAAAAATAAAGTAGAACAAAGCCAGATGCAGAGTGTAGAGGTGCAAGGGGTAGCAGCTCAGGATAATAAAAAGGTAATTACTAAGACAGTAAAAACAATAGTTACCTTAAAGGAAACAGTAAAAGAATTAAAAACAGAACTAAATGAAGTTAAGGCTAAATTGGATTCTGCTAATTCTGTCGATACTAATAGCACCAAGTTTCAGCTTCGCCCAATACGTTAAAAAGATAGGCGGTGAGGACAAGATTGTTATTAGCCGGTCAGAAGGCGAGAAGATTAACAACTCTTTTGATAGTCTAACTAATTTAGTAAGCTACCAGAACACCCGTATAGATAGCTTATTAAGAGCTAACATTAAGACAAGAGATAGCCTACGCATTGACTTACTTACCTTAAAAGATACTTTAACACAACGCAATAAAATTGCGATTGATACGTTAAGCGATTATCGAAACAGGTACTATAAAAATATAGCAATTTATGAGCAGTATGAAAAAGCGGTGCAGTTTGAAATAAAACTACACAGGCTTAACTCTGTTCTGTTTGCTATGCTAACTTTATTTTTATACTCACAAATAAATTAAAATGCAATTAAACGACAGAGGCAAAGACCTAATCAAATTATTTGAGGGCTGCAAATTAGTAGCTTACAAATGCAGCGCAGCAAAAGATACTATCGGCTATGGTAACACCTTTTATGAAGACGGAACACCTGTAAAACCAGGAGATAAGATTACGCAACAAAGAGCAAATGAGTTATTTGAAATTATAGCCAAAGAGTTTGCTGATAAGGTTGCTCCATTAGTTAAGAGTACAGTTACACCTAATCAGTTCGCAGCACTTACAAGCTTTGCCTATAACGCAGGTATCGGTAATCTTAGAAGCTCTACTTTATTAAGAAAAGTAAACGCTAACCCTAACGACCCTACAATAGCTCAGGAGTTTGCTAAATGGAACAAGGCTGGGGGCAAAGTATTAGCAGGACTTACCAGACGTAGAGATGCAGAATCTAAATTATACTTCACACCTTAAATTAAAAATATGAAATGGTTAGCCAACTTATTAGCAGACGAGAGAGGTAGCGTATCTACAAAGCGTGTTATTGCTTTACTATCGGCTTTATTTATTTGTATTACCTTATTAGCTAATAGCTTTACGCATCAAGAGATTGCCCCTTCGGATAAACTTGTAGATGCCGTTATGGTTATTTGCATAGCTGCGATGGGTACTACTACAATAGATAAATTCAGCCAAAAATAAACAATGCTAAAATCAAAACGCAAACGACTATTCTTTGACATCGAAACTTCGCCAAACGTTGGCTTCTTCTGGTCTGCCGGATATAAGCTAAACGTAACTGCTGACAGCATCATTAAAGAACGTGCAATCATTTGCATCTGCTATAAGTGGGAAGACGAAAAAGAGGTTTACCACTTACAATGGGATAGCAAACAAAACGACAAACGAATGCTACAAAGTTTTATAGAAGTAGCAAACACGGCAACGGAGTTAGTAGGACACAATGGAGACAAGTTCGACTTAGCGTGGATAAGAACACGCTGCTTGTTTCACGGCATTGAGATGTTTCCTAAGTACGTTACTATTGACACGTTAAAGGTTGCTCGTCAAAAGTTTAGATTTAATAGTAATAAGCTTAATTACATAGCTGACTATTTAGGCATTGGCACTAAGATTAAAACAGAATATAGTTTATGGAAAGACATAGTTCTGCATAAGGATAAAGTAGCTATGGCTAAAATGATTAAGTACTGCCAAAAGGATGTGGTTTTATTGGAGCAGGTATTTAACGCACTTAAAAACCATATCGAACCTAAAACACATTACGGGGTTATCTTCGGTCAGGATAGAGGAACTTGCCCTGAGTGTGGCAGCGATGAGATAACAATACAAATGAGGCGGACAACCGCAACAGGAGTAAAGAAGATTTTATATAAGTGTAAGACTTGTTTTAAGATACATAGCAAAACAGACAAATAAATGGATAGCAAAATACTAGCAGCAGTTATAGAAGATATGCGTAGCCGGGAGCAAGTAGGCAAAGTTAAATACGGAACTACAATGGATAGAGAAGATCTAACAACAGGTCAATGGATAACGCATTTGAAACAAGAACTGCAAGATGCGATTCTTTACCTTACTAAACTTGAACAAATACACAATGCGCCTCAAAAAGATATTTAGCTTTGGTAATATCTTAGACCGAGAAACCTACGAGCAACTTAGGGAACTAGACTATAACAACCCAAACTTTAAGGGTTGCGGAGATGAGTTTCAGTTCAACCGGGAGTGGTGGGTTATGCTTGATGAAGGCGAGATTGTAGCTTATTGCGGTTCTATTTATTCCAAAGGAATCTGCATATTTAACAGGGCTTGGGTTAAAAAATCACATAGAGGGCAAGGCATACAAAGGCGAATGATTAAGACCCGGCTCAAAGCTGCATCTACTTTTTGCCACATAGCTATCACTTACACAACATTAGACAATTTCCCTTCCGCTAATAACCTTATTAATTGTGGGTTTAGACTATACCTGCCGGAGTATTCATACGGGGGTTCTGACAAACTTTACTTCCAGAAGCTGCTATAAAAGGTAGTATTTTTACTACTTTTGGCTGCATTTTACTTCCGACTTTGTCAAGTTTTAGCTTTACTTTATTACATAATTTGTAAAGTTTTAGCTTTACTTTGTACGTTATTTTGTACGTTTCTGCGTACATAATTGGTAATAAACTGCACAATTTGATGTGCTTTTATCCTATATAAGACACATTATCTGCAACCTTGTTGCAAAAATAATTGTAAAATATTTTAATACTTTTGCACTTTGTATTGTTAATTGTAGTAGATTTGTGCAAACAAAACACAAAATGACACATTTAACCACCTACCAGAAGTTCCAATATCAGCGATACGGGAACATCTTACTGCCTAATGGGAGCAGTACACAAAACCCCAATGACCCTCAATTACTGCCTAAAAACTACGACTACGAAGATGACGATTACACGTTTAGTCGTTGGGTAGAAAATCAATCAGAGCTTGAACTATTAAAAATGCAAGACCATGAAAATTGATTTTGTAAAAGAAACCAAGCCAGACGGAACAATATTCTACTACACCTTAGTAGATAACAAATATGATAGTTCTAGTATGTACTTAGAATACTCACAGGCTTACGAATACTTTGTGAGCCTTAAAAAAAGACAAGAACCTATCATCGAAATTTTAGAACATTATACAATCCAATAACAATGAAAAAGAAAATAGAAGATTTATTAAATTTAGATTTAGACCTAGAACAATTTTACTGCGTAACAGTTTTTTACGGAATACAATTACAAGGATATGCTAGTAATTCTTTAATGAATGATTTAGGCAAAAAAGGATACCAATTCGATTTTGACAAAGAGAATAATTGGTTTATATCTAAAAAAGAAAACGTAAAAATTACCTTAATTTTAAATAATTAATATGAGCCTAATAAAAATACAACAGGAACTAAAAGCACCTAAGAACCAATTTAACGCTTTTGCTAAATACAAATACCGAAGTGCAGAAGATATTATCGAAGCTGCAAAACCTATCTGCCATAAATATGGCTACGCTTTAATGTTAAGCGATGAGGTTATAGAAGTAGGCGGCCGGGTATATGTAAAGGCTACTGCTTGTCTATCTAACGGAGATGACAATATTACCTGCACAGGTCTTGCTCGTGAAGAGGAAAATAAAAAGGGAATGGACGCTTCACAGATTACCGGAGCAGCAAGTAGCTATGCGAGGAAGTACGCGCTTAACGGACTGTTTGCAATAGACGATACCAAAGATGCAGATGCTACTAATGAGCATAAAGACGAGGTCAGCGAAGGACAAAAAGCGTTCTTGATTGAGCAGCTAGATAAAACTAAATTTACCGAAGACCAGAAGGTAAAGGCTGCCATTAAAATCAATAGCATCAAGACCTTAGACGAATTTAACAAGATTAAAGAAACCATAAAGAAAAGCTAATGAAAACAGCTATTGAAAAATTAGAAGCATTATTTTACAATGAAGCAGACCCTACAATTAATAGTAGTAGTTGGGTAATACACGAAAGAACATTAAAAAAATTAATTTTAGCTGCTAAGGAAATAGAAAAAGAGCAGATAATACAAGCAAGAATTGATGGAGACGAAAACTACTCTTTAATTGGTGGAAAGCGTTACGAATACGCAGAACAATATTACAATGAAACATATAACCAAAACAAAAGCTAATGAGAGAGTTGCTACCATTTGAAAGGCAGATGCTTCTGGCAGAAGTTTACCACTATGCTTGGTATAACGAAGATGCATACGAGGACTTATTAGCCTTTATTAAAAAGTATGAAAACAAATTAGACAAACCAGTATTTTTTAACCCAATCAATAACAATGACACAGAAACAACAAATCTTGAACCACTTGCTTACGGGCAAGACCTTGACACCAATTCAGGCATTGACGAAGTACAATAGTCTGAGATTAGCAGCAGTAGTATTTGAATTAAAACGCAAAGGCTACAAAGTACAAACGGAATTAATTAACGTTGGTACTAAAAAACAAACTAAATTAGTAGCTCAATATTCAATTAAAATCAAATGACACCAGAAGACATGGCAATAGAGTTAGTAGATAAATACATGCTACAAACCGATTGTTTAAGTAAAGCAAAAGAATTAGCAATAGCAGCAGTAGAAAAAACAATAAAATCTTCTTATGCTTATTCTTGCTCGGAAGCTTATGGCAGATTTATGGAAGACCCTTTTTTAACAGAGGTAATAGAAGAAATTAATAAACTATAAAAACAAAAAAAATGACAGAGAAAAAATGGAGTACAGGCGGTTGGAAAAACACTACCGCAAAAGGAGAAGTAATTAATTTTACAATCAATGATGTAAAATATTCAATGTGGAAAAATGCTTATAAGACAGAAGATAAGCAGCCGGACTACAAAATTTACATTAATGATTTTAACCCTGAAAACAAAACCTATTCAAAACCAAAAGATGATACGGAAGGACTGCCGTTTTAATTATGCTAACTAGAAAAAGAGATATATCAATAAGACAGTTAAAGGAGCTTTATTATGCGCAACGCAACACACACTTGCAGCTTCACGAAATGATGCAGCAGTTAGGGTTGTTAGGCATAGAAGATAAAGAGCCTTTGGGTTTAGACATTGGTGCAAGAACGATTGTCAAATTGGTAGACGAAGAGTTTGAGTGCGATGTTCTGGTAAAGGATAGGAGCTTAAAAACAACGTTCGGTCGCAAGGCTGCTGCTTATTTACTAAGAAGGTACACAAAGTTGAGCCTCAAAGAGATAAGCCAGTACACAGGAACAAGCGACCACACGACTGCTATCCATAACATAAAACAAGCGAATAACCTAATTGAAACTGAGGATTGGTTTAAAACAAAGCTAAAAAAACTTTGTATAAAATTAGAACTTAAAGAGATTTAGTGTATATTTGCAGATATAAAAGACGCATAGACGAAGTACGAACCGACTATGTGTTTAGTGGTTAAATAATAATAGCCCTGATAGTTCGTACCTATCGGGGTTTATTTTTTTATGGCAAAACGATTTACAGACACGGAGAAATGGAAAAAACCTTTTATCCGTAAACTATCAGCACCTTACAAACTTTTATGGCTTTACATCTGTGATGACTGCGACCACGCAGGAATCTGGCAAGTAGATATTGATGTAGCCAGAATAAGAATAGGCGAGGATATTAACGAGCAAGATGCGGTTAAATTTTTTGGAGACAAGCTGGTAAGGATTGATAACGGAAATAAATGGTATATACCTTCCTTTATAGATTTTCAATATCCAAGCGGACTTAACCCAGACAACAAAGCACACGGAGGAATCATCAAAATTTTACAAAAATACAATTTGTTAGATGATGAATTTAAGCCCCTTGTAAGCCCCTTATATGGTGCTATGGATATGGATAAGGAAATGGATATGGATAAGGATAAGGTAATGGTAAAGAAAAAACTTGCAGAAAATACAAATTCAAAATGTACTTTTGAAGAGGTTTACGAATATATGGCAATCCGTATAGGAACAGAACAGGCAAAGGTAGAAGCCGAAAAATTTGTAAATTACTACACGAGCAACGGGTGGAGAGTAGGTAAGAACCCAATGAAAAGTTGGACACACGCAGTAAATAATTGGATAACAAACGCTAAACAATATGCAAAAGGAACTTCAAATAATCAACGAAAACTTGATAAGCACGAACTCGAAAACCTTAAAAACTACAACTTTATCTACTCTACTTCCTACGGAGCAGGAGATTATGACCGCATTTTCGGGGGAGAGAGTCCGGAATCTAAACTCTATCATATTTAACCAAAACCTTATTTATTTGATGCAGCTCGTAGGCATTAACAATCCCGGCGAAGTTAAGTTAGCAATTTTAGAGGATTGGATAAGGACTGAATACGGTGGCTTTACAATAAACGAGATTAAAGTAGCGTTTAAGCAAATGGTAGCTAATGACTTCATAGACCATTACCAAAATTTTAGCCCGGCTTATTTTAGTCAGGTTATGGATAGATACAAGAAAAAAGCAAACGAAGTAAGAAAAATGATACCACAGGAACGAGAACAAGCAATACCACATTTGACTGATTTAGAGATAATTGATTACAGTTATCAGGAATATAAGGTTCTAGAAAATAGAACTTTTGACAGATTGTTTAACCCTTTATCAGTATTTACAAAGCTGCATAATTCTGGCATTAAGACTTGGACCAAAGAAGATGGGGCAGTTGCTAAAAAGAAACTAATGGAAATCATTACCTACAAGGCTAATAAAATGGATATAATTAGCGCAAAGCAGTACAGAGATGAATGGACTGAACAATGGTTAAAGAACCAAGCCAGAGCCGTAGCAGTAGCTTTATTTTTTGAGGAACAAATAAAATTAGGCAAAGTTTCATTTTCTTAGTATAGTTTTGTATTATGACCGCAAACGAATTAACCAAAGAAGCAATAAAGACCTTAAACAAAAACGGGTGCTTTGTATGGCGCAATAACAATCTTGCGGTTAGAGGTCGCACATTCATAGGACTAAAAGGAGTTCCAGATGTAGTAGGATTCCACACACAAACAGGAGTAGCGGTATACTGCGAGACGAAAGCAATAGGAGATAAACTCAGCAGCTATCAAATAGCATTTTTAAATTTAGCAAAGACTTCAAATTGTTTCTGCTACATAGCAACCGAAGAGAACGGCAAACTAACCTTAAAAGAATATGAACAAGAATAGCATCATATTAGAACTTTGGGAAAGCCGAGAATTAAAGGAAGCAATAGATAAGATGCAGCCGGAAGACCTGCGAGAAGATTTAAGAAGTGAACTATTTAAAGTGCTATGTGAAATGGATGAGGAACGCATAATAGATATGCGAAAAAGAAACGTATTAAAGTTCTACTTGGTTCGCACTATGATTAACATGATGCAGAGTAATACTAGCCAATTTTATAGGACTTATAGAAAGCCATTAGAAGTAGAGTTAATAGCACACGATAGAGATGAGGACTTGCTTAACAAAGTAGAAGACGAGTTATCTAAGATGCATTGGTACAAAGCAGAACTATTAAGAGTGTACGCTATCAAGCATAACTGCAACGCAAAAGAACTTAGCAGGGTAACCGGCATACCTTATATGTCAATACATAGGGAACTTAAACTAACTAAACGAGAACTTAAAAAACAATTACGCAAATGATAATTATAGCTGCGATATGCTTTGCAATATTCTTTGTAGAGATACATCAATTTCATAGGAAGTGGAAACTAGATTTTAAGCCGTTTAGCTGCATAAGTTGTTTAGCAGCATGGACAGGTTTGGCTTTATATTTACTACCTGCAATATGTACCGATATTATTGCGTTTGTATTTATACCGGGAGTGGCAGCACCTTTACTATCTAAACTAATGTGGAACTTATGGAAATAGAACACAGAAAATTTTTAGATGATAACGTTGGTAATTGGCACACAGTCCAGAATGGTTATGTGCGTAACATTGACTTAGACATCTTAAAAATGTACGAGCATATTTATCGCAAGTATATGAGTGCAGATTTTATCTTAACAGTATGGTGCGGTAATTGTATATTTGATATGATTAAACGCTTATATACTTGGTACGAAGAACAACCAAAACCTAAACGTAATGCAAAGAGTAATTAATTTTAGCGGTGGCAAAACTTCTGCTTATATGACTATCAAAGAATATAAGCCAGGAGACATAGTATTGTTCTGCGATACTATGAGGGAACACCCTAAGACCTATAAATTTATTAATGACTTTGAGGCTTTTGAAAATATACCTGTAACAAGAATAAGTTATGAAGGTGGCTTTACGGGAATGTTAAAAAAGAATAAAGCTTTACCTAATCAGTTCAAAAGATTTTGCACAATAGAATTAAAGATTAAAACTGCTAAAAGATATTTAAGAAGCATAGGAGTTAGAGAATTTGAAAACTTAGTAGGGTTTAGATATGACGAACCAATGCGAGTTAGCAGACGCACTCAAAGATTTAAGAAGGTACACGATAAGTTTCCTTTGTTTGAAAACAAGGTAACCAAGCAAATGGTAAATGAGTATTGGAGCAAAAAGCCTTACACTTTGGAAATACCTTCTATATTAGGCAACTGCACTTTGTGTTTTATGAAAGGTAAAAACGCTATATTAGCAATATTAAGAGAGTTTCCAGAACTTGCAGACGAATGGATAAATGACGAAAAGAATAGCAAATACACTTACTTTAACGGAGTAACAATAGAAACGCTTAAAAGTATATCACAGAATAACTTGTTTAAGGAATTTGATTTAGATAACATAAACCCTGCGTATGACTGCGCTTGTACTACTTAACTATGGCAAACTTTATCCACCCTACCGCTATTATAGGCGATAACGTAATTATCGGAGATGGCAACTACATCGGTCCTTATTGTATTATCGGAGACAAAGCAGAGCATAAAAAGTTCTGGCAAAAAGAAAAAGGCAAAGTATATATAGGCGATAACAATATTATCACAGGACTTGTAACAATAGATGCAGGAACAGAAGATGTTACCTATATCCAAAATAATTGTTTCATAATGAAACACGCACACATAGGACATGACTGCTCAATCTTTGATAATGTTACAATAAGCTGCGGAGCAAAAATAGGTGGACACTCGATTATAGAAGAAGGAAGCAATATAGGACTTAACGCAGTATTACATCAGTTTACACACGTTGGCGTAAATTGTATGATAGGAGCAAGTGCTTTCTTAAAAGGCGAAGCAAAAGCAAATACTAAATACGCAGGAGTTCCGGCAAGGGAAATCGGCTCAAACATAAGATAATGAAAGTAGCTATTTTATTACTTACACAAAACAGGCACGACTTAACGCAGCGTGTAATTAACCAGAACTTTTATAACTCAGGTTACAATGCAGACTGCTTCTTAATAGATAACGGCAGCGACACTCACGAGAACTTTAACTACCCGTTTGCCGGATATGATTTATCAAAAGAAAAGCGAGGCATAGCAGCCGGAGTAAATGCAGGACTTAGGATAACACAAAACTATGATGCGGTTTGTTTATTAGCCAATGACATTTTATTACCTGAGAATTGGTTAGCTAAGTTTGTTTTATTTGCAGAACGAATAGAAAAGACGGGCATAATAGGAATACATTGTGTTGAGGAGCTGCCACCAATAGTAGACGGAGTTCATAAAACGCATACACCTTTTGGAGATAACTTTATCACTCGTGAGCTAATAGATGCAGTTGGCGGTTACAACGAAGAGTATGACCCCTACGGAATGCAGGATAGAGATTACGGAGAACGAGCAACTATTACAGGCTTTACAAATTACTACCTGCCGGATATGAGGTCAGAACATATAGGACACGATGTAGGCAACGGAACAGATTACAGACGAATGAAAGACGAGAGCTTAGCAAGGGCGCAAAGCGTGTGGGATAAATACCAAGACATCTATCACAACCAAAAAAATATAAGATGCGAATACTTTGTATAACTTCTGCTAACTCAGGTGTAGGCTTCCACAGAATAATGATGCCAATAGTACACTTGGAAAAGGAGTACGCACTTATAACCGACGTATTGAATGACGAACTATTAGAGCAAGGGTGGGATATTGTGTTAATGAACAGAATGCTTAATGAGATAGATGCAAAGCAAATGGACACTTGGAGGACTAAGTACTGCTTTAAGTTGGTAGTAGATAATGATGACTATTGGGAACTTAACGAAAGCCATTTGTTGTATTTAAGATACAAGCTCAATAACATACCTAAACTTATTACTGACTATTTAGAAATTGCAGACCTTTGTACCTGCACTCACGAAAGACTAGCAGCAGAGATAAGTACATACAGTAAGAACATTCACATATTACCGAACGCTTTACCTTATGGAGACGAGCAATTTAGAGACGAGAAGTTAGATAGCGACAAGGTTAGACTATTCTGGTCCGGCAGCGGAACACACGAACGAGACTTAGATTTAATTAGACACCCTTTTAAAAGGTTGCAAGGTATGAATATAAGAACTGTAATAGCCGGGTACAACGATGGCGAAAAGCCGGTATGGGATAAAATGATAGATGCGTTTACTTGTGGACTAAAACTTAACCCTACTATTTACAACTATGCAAAGGTCACAGAATATATGGGAGCTTACACAGATAGCGACATTTCAATCATACCTCTGGTAGATAACAAGTTTAACGCTATGAAGTCAAATTTAAAAGTATTAGAAACGGCTGCTAAAAAGAACCCTGCCGTTGTTAGCTATGTCAATCCTTACCTAGATATGCCGGTGCATTACGTTAAAAGCCAGAAGGATTGGTATAAGCATATCAAAGATTTAGTTAATGATGAGCAGATGCGAAAGGAAAGCGGAGAGAAGCTTTTTGAGTTCTGCAAAAAGAACTATAACTTTGAGGAGATAAATTTAGACAGAAAGTATATTTATAGTAAACTATGCCAGTAATAAAATGCTCAAACGGTAAATTTCGGATTGGTAACGGAGATTGTGTTTACGATACCGAAGAGAAGGCTAATAAGGTTTGGAAGGCTATTTTGGCAGGTGGCAAGTTTGCAGATAGCTATACCGATTACCCAGAATCAGCAACTAATAACGCAAAGAGAGCTTTGGAGTGGGTAGAGAAACACGGGTGGGGTTCATGTGGAGAAGCAACCGGCAAAGCAAGAGCAAGGCAGTTAGCAAACAGAGAGCCAATAAGCAGAGACACTATTGCTCGTATGGCTTCCTTTAAAAGACATCAGCAGCATAAAGATGTTCCATATAGCGAAGGTTGTGGTGGTCTTATGTTTGACGCATGGGGCGGTACGAGTGGGATTGAGTGGGCTATTAACAAACTAAAAGAGATAGACGGAAAATAATTTGCATAGTTAAATTTTTAATTATTAATCAACGGAAAATTTAATGGGGAAACTATGCAGAGACACACTTTAAACTATTTACAAGGAATGGGGTTTGATTCGTCAGATACCATTCTTTGTGAAGTGTGTGGCAAGGTAGCGGTAGATATAGCGCACATAGTTGCAAGGTCTAAATTCGGCAGTAAAAGAAAACAACTGCAAGACCATATAACTAATTTATGTGCTATGTGTAGAGAGTGCCATTACGATTATGATTTTAAAAATAGGTGGACTGCTGAGGAAATATTTGAGATACATTTAAAAAACATACCAAATGGCAAAAGGTAGCGAGAACAAAAATAAAATTAGCTTTGGGAAAAGAAAGCGAGGCTCTGCAAAGAAGTCCTTTAACAAGCACACGCCAAGAGAAAAAGCATATAGAGGTCAAGGACGATGAGAAAATTAACTGCTATATGGCTGCTCCTTACACATAAGGCTTACTTCGTGGCAGTATGTAAGACAGGTATGAATGGAGACGATATGACAACCATAGGCAACTACACCTATGCGATGGCAGAAACTTTAATCAATAAGCACATAGCAGACGTAGACACTTACTTAGACCAGGAAGACGCAATAGACCAAGCAAACGATATAATTAACGGAATACTATGATACAAAACGTACCAATCAACACAGTTAAAGCAAATCCGAACAACCCCAGAATAATAAAAGACGATAAGTTTGCAAAGCTTGTAAAGTCAATAAACGAGTTCCCGCAGATGCTAAACCTAAGACCTATTGTTGTAAATGACGATATGGTAGTTCTAGGTGGCAATATGAGATTAAAGGCTTGTAAAGAAGCAGGACTAAAAGAGATACCAATCATTAAGGCAAGTGAACTAACAGAGCAGCAGCAAAAGGAGTTTATAGTTAAAGATAATGTAGGATATGGCGAATGGGATTGGGATGACCTTGCTAACAATTGGGATGTAGATGAGTTAACCGAATGGGGATTAGATATTCCAGGATTTGTTAATGAGGAAACAATACCAGAAGTTGAAGAGGATGACTTTGATGTTCCAGAAGGTGGCATTGAAACAGATATAGTTCCAGGAGACCTATTTGAAATCGGACAACATAAATTACTATGCGGAAGTTCAACAGAAACAGATACCTGGGAAAGATTGTTTGAGAAAGAATTATGCGATATGGTTATGACAGACCCACCATACAATGTAAACTATGAAGGTGGTACAGGTTTAAAGATTATGAATGACCAAATGACAAACGACTCCTTTTATCAATTTTTATATGATTTCTATACTGCATTAGGAAGTTATACAAAACCAGGTGGTGCTTGGTATGTATGGCATGCAGATAGCGAAGGAGCAAATTTTAGACAAGCATTTAAGGACTCAGGATTATTATTAAAGCAATGCTTAATATGGGTTAAGAACGCATTGGTAATGGGTAGACAAGATTATCACTGGAAACACGAGCCTTGCCTTTATGGTTGGAAAGAAGGAGCAGCACATTACTTCACAGACGATAGAACCAAAACAACTGTTATTGAAGATATTGCAGATTACAGAAAACTAAGTAAAAAAGAATTGCTTGACTTAGTTAAGGAGATGACATCAGACAAACAAAAGACAACAATAATACATTGCGATAAGCCTTCTAAAAATGATGTTCATCCTACAATGAAGCCAATTAAACTATTAGCACCATTGATTGAGAACTCGTCTAAAATAGGAGAATTGGTAGCAGACGGATTTTTAGGTTCAGGTTCAACAATGGTAGCAGCACATCAACTCAAAAGAAGATGTTACGGCACAGAACTTGACCCAAAGTACTGCCAGGTTATAGTAGACCGAATGATTAATCTCGACCCGACATTAGAAATTAAAAGGAATGGTCAACCTTATGTTAAAACAGAAGCGTAACAGAATGAGCAAAGAACATTTAATACCATTCAAACCAGGACAATCGGGAAACCCAAACGGCAGACCCAGGAAGTATGTAAGCCTACTCAAAGAGCAAGGCTATAAACTTGCTGAGATAAACGATACCATACAAGCTATGATGTCTATGGATTTAGAGGAACTAAAAACAGTATGGGATAACCCCAAGGCAACAATACTTGAAAAGACGATAGCAGCAGCTATGCGTAAGAGTTTAGAGAAGGGCAGCCTTTATAGTTTAGAAACTTTACTTACCCGTGTTTATGGTAAGCCAAAAGAACAAATGGACATACAAACAGATAACAGAATAGAGATAGTATTTGTAGACGGCAAGACAATTCTTTAATGCGGATAGAACTACCGAACGGACATATAAACCAAAAGAAGATACTTGACTGCGAAGCTAGGTACATAGTTGTGATGTGCGGTAGAAGGTTCGGCAAATCGGAACTCAGCCAGATTAAATGTATTACAACCGCAATCAAAGGCGGACAGGTTGCTTACATAACCCCTACCTATAAATTGGCTAAGGTATTTTTTGAGAAGCTATGCAATAGCCTTCCGTTCCCTAATAACAAATCGGACTTAAATATCAGCTTCCCTAATGGTGGCAAGGTGGAGTTCTTTACAGGGGAACGCTTAGACAACCTGAGAGGTAGAAAGTTCAATCTGGTAATAGTAGACGAGGCTTCCTTTATACCTAACCTTGAAGACGGGTGGCTTAACTCAATAAGACCTACTTTAACTGACTACAAGGGTAAAGCTATATTCCTTAGCACACCAAAAGGCAAGAATTACTTTTTTAGTTTGTTTAGCAAAGCAGAGCCGGATTGGCAGAGCTTTAAGTTTACCACATACGATAACCCGTACATAGACCCACAGGAGATAGACGATGCTAGAAGGCAATTACCAGAGGTTGTATTTGAGCAGGAGTATATGGCAAACCCGGCAGAGAACGCAGCTAACCCTTTTGGCAGCCAACATATACGCAAGTGCTTACACCCGGTTACAACAATGCCGGTAGTAGCTTATGGGATTGACCTTGCCAAGTCAGTCGATTGGACTGTAATAGTAGGCTTAGACGAAGACGGAAACGTGGCTTATTTTGACCGCTTCCAAATGGATTGGCATAATACTAAGCAAACTATCCTTAGACTGCCTAAATGCCCTATCCTAGTCGATTCTACGGGGGTTGGTGACCCTATCTTAGAAGACCTGCAAAGAGAAGGGGTAATGATACAAGGCTTAAAATTCACAAGTTCAAGTAAGCAACAACTAATGGAAGGATTACAGGCTGCGATACATCAAGGTAAGATAGGCTATCCTGAGGGGATAATAAGTCAGGAGCTTGAAGTCTTTGAGTATCAGTATACGGCAACGGGGGTAAAGTACTCAGCACCTTCCGGCTTCCACGATGATGCCGTTATGGCTCTGGCTTTGGCTTGGCAGAATTTCAGCCTTAAACGTGGCACGGGTAGGTATGCCTTCCTTTAATTGCAACAAGGTTACAAAAATATATTTGGTGGATTGTGTAGAACTTGTATATTTGGTTATTATTTAATCAAAACACAAACACAATGAAAAAAGAAACCGCACAATTTTTAGCAGTATTAGTAGCAGCTTGTTACATTTTAGGGCAACTTCAAGACATCTATTCAAAATGATCTACGCTATCTGCCTTCTGCTAATTGCAACAGGTTTTGTAATGGCAGCTTTATTTGACTACACAATTAAAAACTATGACCCAAAGCAACAAAGAATACATAGACAAATATTACGCAAGTGAGCCTATCAGCATAATGATGGCTAACATAGATGCTACCTATCTGGAAATACTTACATACTGTAACGAGCAAGGCTATGAGCCTTCTAAACGCAGAATGAGAAAGCCAGAAGATAAGTCACAAATTGGCTTTTTTGACATTGAGAACTACAAACCCGAAACAATATGAGTGTTTTATTAATAATTGCAATATGGGAACTACTAAAAAAAATAGTAAAGACAATAGTTTACAAGCACTTAAATTCAAAATAGCTTTTTTTACTATTGGCATCTTAGCTTATATTGGGTTATTAATAATGGCTATTATACAAAAACTAAACATCTTAAAAAAATAACAAATGGAACTACAATTAATTTTTGAAACAACAAAAGAACAAAGGGTGGAGTTTACACATCAAGTAATTGAACGCTTAAACGCAGGGGAGCTTGACCCGTTAAAAACGCATATACAGGTAAAAGCCTTAGAGGATATGCTAGAAACATTAAAGAACAACAAGGACTATAAAGATGCGGTATTACAAGCAGCCGTATTAAATGGCAAGGATTTTGAGTATATGAGTGCTAAGTTTAACATTAGAGAGGTAGGGGTTAAGTATGACTTCTCTAAATGCGAAAGCACAGACTACGAGGAGATAATGGCTGACTTTAACGATGCCACCAAACGTAAGAAGGACATGGAAGAGTTCTTAAAGAAAGTACCGCATCAAGGTCTTGAAATTATTAACGGAGTTACAGGCGAGGTTAAAAAAGTTTACCCTCCGGCAAAGAGTAGCACCACAAACGTAGCCGTATCATTAAAATAATAAAAATATTATACTTCTTTGCAATTTGCTTACCTTTGGCAGCGTTATGCTACATAGGTGGGCATCTTGCTTATGAGATAATGTTAAAACTACGCAAATGACACCAAAAGAAAAGGCAGATAAATTATGTATTGATTTTTTAATGAAGCCTAATAATACGGATATTAGGTTTGGTATGGATAAGCAATTAGCTAAACAATGCGCCTTAATAGCAGTAGACGAGATATTAAAAACTAATCCGTATAAAGCTAGAAATTACTGGCAAGAAGTTAAAAAAGAAATAAAAAAATTATGACACCCAAAGAAAAGGCAGAAAAACTATTTAATAAATTTGCGAATGTTATATATGATAGAGCATTAACTGTAATGCAATATGAAATATGTAAACAATGTGCATTAATATCAGTTGAAGAATTATTATATTATAGTGAAGACCCTGAATCATATATAGAATTTGAAGAAATTAAGCAAGAAATAGAAAAATTATGACTTGGAACGAATTAACAGTATGGCAGTACCAACAAATCTATCCAATAGTTACTAAGCCTGAAAAGGATTGGACTAACTTAGATGTAGAGAGTAAGCTAGTAGGCATAATCTACAACCTTACAGACACTCAGGTGGATAGCTTGACTATTCAGCAGTTCAATAATCTAAGGGCTACACTAAGTTTTTTAGACGATAAGATAGAAGGTAAGCCGGTTAAGTACACAGAAGTAAACGGCAAACGTTATAGATTTATCTATGATGTTCAGCAGATCAAAGCAGCCAGATACATCGAGAGCAAAGTATTTAGCACCGACTTAGTTGGTAACCTGCACAAGTTAGCAGCCTCAATGGTTATGCCTCAGCGTAGGACTTGGTGGGGCAAATGGGTAGACGATACTTACGATGCTGCCAAGCATAGCGATTATGCAGCAGACCTACAAGCCTCTAATTTTGTTCACATCTATCATTCGGTTGTTTTTTTTTATCATGTATACAGAAATTGGATAGAAGTTTCTCAGGCTTATTTGATACAGGAAATGATGGCGAAGGGAATGACACCGGAATTAGCACAAGAGGCGGTTCAAATTTTATGCAGCAGTTTGGATGGCAATATTGTGCCAAATCTGTTGCCGACCACGAAAATATCACAGTTGACCAAAGCTATGAACTTACAACAATCCAATTCTTAAATACCCTATCCTACTTAAAAGCAAAAGCTGACTTCGATAAGGAGCAGCATAGGAAACTCAAATAAGACCGACCCTGCCAATTTTGGTGGGGTTAGTTATTTTTAGACCTTCCTTATATTTATTAGCGTGAGCATATCAAGGGCGCAAATAGAAGCATTAAGGAACGGCTTTATACAAAGTATAGGAAGCTCAGCGTTTAGTGCAGTAAAGCCAGGAGAACTGCCGGTATTAGAGGAAACCCTTGCCTTGTATGGTAAGGCTTTTAATGATGCCTTAGTTAAGATATTAGACCAAGACAATATCACAAGCTCTGGTAAGTTAGCAGAACCGGCTTTGCCTATCATTACAAAGTTTGGCACAGGTTATGTTTTGAGCTTAGGTTATGAGCCAGGAAGCGAAGCAGCTAAATACTATGACTTTGTCAATAAAGGGGTTAAGGGTACTAAGAACGTAAAGGCAGATAGCAAAACACCATACGCTTTTAAGAGCAGTAAGAAAGCCGTGCCGGTTAGCTCAATAGAAAAATGGCTTAGTTACAACAAGCTCAAATCAGTATCGGTATCAAGATACACAAGACTAGGAACTGAGAGAAAGGCAATAGAAGGCAAGAAGTCCTTAGCTTTTTTAATTGCTAAAAGCATACACAGGAAAGGTCTAAAATCTACACACTACTTTGACAGAGCAGTAGCTCAAATATTTAATAAAGAATTTATCCAAAATTTAGCAGTCGCATTAGGTGGCGATGTGCAAATTCAAATCAAACAAGCAATCAATGGCAATAACAATAACAAGTAGCCCTGCGCCTTATTCGTCAATGCACGATAACTTGTGGTTCGTTTCAAGTTCTACTAATAGCGGAACTACAAACTTTAAGTTTGTTTATGATGTCTATATAAACGGCAGTCAGGTAATTAGGTCAAAAGTATTCCCTGCTCCAAGTGCAGAAGGTAGCTATGGAGTGTTTAACGCTTCTCCAATGGTTAGAAGTTTCGTAACTAATTACTTTGAGCCTTCTGGCAACTCAATACTTGTAGCATCAAACGATAAAATCAAAGTAGATTATCAAGTAAGGATAGGCGAAGAGGTAAGTGGGGTAACAACTACTAACTTAGCTTCCGGCAGCTACTCAGCTTACAACTTTGTACCGCCATTGTTTGCCGATGTGTTCCTGACAAAGAACCAGACCCCGTTAGTATTATCTGACTATTACGATAATTTACTATTAGAAAACTTTACTGATGACTTTTTGACTGAGAGAGATACAGACGAGATTACCTTAGAATACGGAGATAATTTTTACATAACGTTCCTTCGCATATCAACAGGCGGTTATTCAGCTTGGGTAGAAGTACTAGGACCAGGAGATGTAGTTACTAACACAGTATCGGGCAATATAACCCTTGCCGGTCAGTTCAATATGTTTAACCTACAAGCAGCACATATTAATGACTTTGCTTCTGGAACTATAATAAATGAAGATACTTACGGCTATAACTTCTATTTGAAAAGAGGTGCTGCAAAGACGAGGGTTATTAAGATAAGACATAAGTGTTATCCTAAATACCAACAATTTAACTTAGAGTTCCTAAATAGATTAGGCGGTTGGGATACAAAGAAGTTTGCCCTTGTAAATAAAAGGTCAAGCGAGTATCAAAGAGCATCATACAGGCGAAGCGATTGGCAGCTTGTAGGTGGACAAATGACAAACATAGATGGATATAACAGATATAATGAAACAACTTTCAACTATGCTATTCAGCATAAAGATAGATATAGGCTTACTTCTGATTGGGTTAGCGAACAGGACTATGCGTGGTTGGCTCAGCTTGTATCAAGTCCTATTGTATATATGGAGGTTCTTGGTGCATACTTCCCTGTTACCATAACTGTAACAAATTACGAATACAAGTTAGAAAGTGCAGACAAACTATTTAACTTCGATATAGAGGTAGAAGTAGGTAAATACTTAACAAGCCAATTCAGATAATGATTAGCACAGAGATATATATAGAAGAGCAGAAGATTGATCTATTGCAGGATATATCTACTGAGTTCACTTATGCCATTGACGATGTAAGTGAGTTCGGTAGCCGCAATACTTCTTATAGCAAAACGATTAGCATTCCGGGAACGGCAAATAACAACCTTGTCTTTGGTTACATCTTTGAACTTAACAATGCTAACTTCACAGACAACACGCTTCCGAACGTAGGCTATAATTTCAACGTAACTAAACAAGCTAACTGCAAAATCTTTATTGATAAGGTGCAGATATTTAAAGGCACTTTGCGAATATTAGAGATAGTTATAGACAAAGAAACTATTGAATACCAATGTAGCGTAGTAGGAGAGCTTGGAGGGTTTATTAATCAGTTAGGAAATAAGCGTTTAGAAGATTTAGATTTTAGCGCATACAACCATACTTATAGTGTTGCAAATATTAGTGGGAGTTGGGATAATGCCGGAGGCTCTGGTTACTATTATCCTTTGATTGATTACGGAAACGTTAGCACAGGAGTTAATGGGGTAGCTAAAAAGGACTTTCAATATACAACGTTTAGACCGGCTTTATATGTTAAGGAGTATATACAAAAGATATTTGCCGGAACAGATTATACATTTGATTGCTCGTTCTTTAATACGGCTTTATTTAACCGCTTGATTATACCGCATAACCAGACAAACATAACGGCTTCTAATAATACAAGTTTTAGTGCTACTGCTAATAACAGGACAATGAACTTAACAAGCGAACCTTATGTCAGATATACTATAACAACGGCAGGTAGCTTTACGGCAGATGCCTTTGGAGAAGTATTTACTTATACAGGTTCTAGTATCAGCACAAGTATAAGAGTAACGTTAAGCGGTTTTGTAAATTCATTCAATCCTTCTAACTCTAACTTTTCTGTTATATTAAGAAAAAATGGAGTTCCAATAGGTAGTCAAGATTTTGATGCAAGTATTAGAAGAATTATAGCTTGTGATTTCACAGTAGATAATATAACTTTTGTTAATACAGATTATATACAGGTTGAGATACTTGGTACATTAATGGAGGTTGAAATATTTACAGGTAACTTAACTATCACAACTGCAAAACCTACATTAGTACAAATTAATTTAGGAGAAAATATTAAGATAAACGAAACAATACCAAGAGGCATATTTCAAAGAGATTTCTTTTTGAGTATAGTTAAGATGTTTAACCTTTACGTTTATGAGAATAAGTTTAACGACAAGGAGCTGGTTATTAGTCCGTATGTGGACTTCTATCCTGAGGTATCGGCTAATGCAGAAGATTGGACTAACAAAATAGATAGAGCAAAGCCTTTTAGTATTAAGCCAATGAGTGAGATTAATGCTCGTTACTATAACTACAAGTTCAAGCCTGATAATGATTTTTATGGCGAAAACTACCGCAAGAAGTACACAGAAGGCTATGGAGATTTTATTTATGATACTGAGTTTGACTTTGTAAAAGAAACCGACACCTTAGAAGTTATATTTGCTGCTTCTACATTGTTCCAAGCAACAGGGCAAGACAAAGTATTCCCGGCAATCTATAAGAAGTCCAACACGAATAACGCAGAGGACAGAATGGATAGCATAATAAGAATTATGCAGGTTAAAAAAATAACAGAAGTTAGTAGTTGGAACATAATGAATGGAGCAACTGTTTTAGCATCTTACACAAGCTATGGTTATGCCGGACATTTAGATGACCCAATTAACCCTACAAATGATATTAACTTTGGCGCACCAAAAGAGATACAATTTAGCCCTAACACATATCCAAGCACAAACGTATTTAATGCTTATCATAGTCCTTATATTGCAGAGATAACAAGCAAGGATAGTAAGCTATTAACCTGCTTTGGTTTACTTGATATTATAGACATTTTCAACTTAGATTTTAGTAAGTATGTATATATAGACGGGGTATTATTTAGGCTCAACAAAGTAGAGAACTTTAACCCTATGGAATACGACACTACTAAACTATCATTTCTTAAAGTAATAGAAACACAATACTAATGGCACAAGAGAACGTAGGTATAAATATAACAGTAGGCGGCAACACAGAACAAGCCTTAGGCTCTTTAAAATCGCAGTTAAGACAAGCAACGGCAGAGGTACAAACTTTATCTGATAAGTTTGGTGCAACATCTGAACAAGCAGTCGCAGCAGCAAAGAGAGCAGCAGAACTAAAAGACCAAATTGGAGATGCTAAGAGTTTAGTAGATGCGTTTAACCCAGATGCTAAGTTTAAAGCTTTATCTGCATCATTAAGCGGTGTAGCAGGTGGCTTTGCAGCCGTACAAGGTGCAGTAGGTTTATTCGGTAAAGAAAGCGAGGATTTACAAAAGACACTTGTAAAAGTTCAATCCGCTATGGCTTTATCGCAAGGCTTACAATCAGTAGGAGAGAGTATCGATAGCTTTAAGCAATTAGGAGCAGTTATTAAAACGCAAGTAGTAACTTCTTTTACTACATTAAGAGGAGCAATCATAGCAACAGGTTATGGAGCATTAGTTGTTGGGATTGGTTTATTAGTAACCAACTTTGAAGCGGTTAAAAAAGCAGTTTTAAATTTATTCCCTGGACTTGCTCAAATAGGTAAATTCTTTGGAGATATTATAAATAAGGTTACTGACTTTGTAGGTGTAACATCGGAAGCATCAAGGGCATTAGATAAATTAGAAAAAACAACTAAGAGAGGAAACGAAAGTATTGAGGCTAGAATTAAAATACTTACTGCACAAGGCGGCAAGGAAAAGGAAATATTTGAGCTATCAAAAAAGCAAGGAGAGAATGAGCTTGATTTTTTAAGAGCAAAACTTAAAACAAAAGAAGGATTAAATGCAGAGGAACTTAAAAAGTTTAGAGACCTTAAAACTGAACAAGCTGTTTTAGATGCGCAAGAACAAAAGAGAAGAGAAGATAATGCAAAACAAGCCGGAGAAAAATCTAGGGAAATATCAAATAAATTAGCAGAAGAAGAAGCTGCAAGATTACAAAAGCAAATTGATGACGAAAAGAAACTTACAGAAGATTTATTAGCTGAATATGATAAGAGAAGAAAAGATGCCCTAAATGCTAAAATTCTAACACAAAAAGAATTAAATGATTTAGATGCTGCACAAGCAGCAGAAACTGCAAGGAAGCAGCAGGAAATAGATGATAAAAGAATAGAGCAACAAAAAAAGGTTGTGGCTTCTACTACCAACTTTACTTTACAAGCTATTCAAACTCAACAGAAGGCAACTGAGGACTCAGCTCAAAATGTAAACTCTGTAAATAAATGGTTAGCATCTGAGGATAAGAAAAGATTAGATGCAAAGGTTGCAGATACACAAAGCGCATTATTTTTACTTAGTGCAATAGTAGACCAGAATAGTGTAGCCGGAAAAGCTATTGCGGTTGCACAAGCAATCATTAATACTTATCAAGGTGCTACAAAGGCATTAGGTCAGGGCGGTGTTCTTGGTTTTGTAGGTGCTAGTGCGGTAATTGCTGCCGGTTTAATAAACGTTAAAAAGATTGTTAGCACAAATATTCCTTCTGCAAAGGGTACAGGTACAGTAGGCGGTGGAGCATCTGCACCAAGCCTATCAGCCGGAGCGCCAATAGCACCCCCACAACCACAAGCACAAACAACTACCTTAGATAACCAGACAATCAACGCAATAGGCAACCAAGCCGTTAGAGCTTACGTTGTAGAGAACGATGTAACGAGTAACCAACAACGTATCGCAGCTATAAGACAAAGGGCAAGGTTCGGTTAAATGATAACAAATTAAAACACTTAATATTTAAGATTATGGACTTACCTGTTTATTTATTAGACATTAGCGAGGATATGAATGACGATGCAGAAGTAGATTACGTTGCATTAGTTGACAGACCGGCTATACAAAAGAATTGGAATGCTTTTAAGAACCAACAACGCTTTGAAGTGGTTAGCGAAGATAAGCGCATTATCTCTGGACCTCTTATGTTGGCTGATGTACCTATTTTTCGCAGCGACGCTACTTATGGCGATTATTATGTGGTGTTTAGTAAAGATACCATTTTTAAGATTGCTCAAAAGTTTTTCAAAAGAGGCTACCAATCAAACGTTAATTTGATGCACTCTCCTGACGCACAGGTTGAAGGTGTTACTATGTTTGAGAGCTTTATTACAGATCAAAGCAGAGGCATACAACCAATGAAGGGTTTTGAAGATGCTCCTGACGGCTCTTGGTTTGGCTCTTTCAAAGTAGATAATGAGAACGTGTGGAACGATGTAAAAGAGGGCAAATTTAAGGGGTTTAGCGTAGAGGGGTTGTTTACCTACAAGACTAAGCCAAGCAAAGAACAAGAACTTATGAATGCAATAAAGGAAATATTGCAACGAGTTAAATGATAAACAAAATCTTTTATTAATATTTAATCAAAAAGAATGATGAACGCAAAAGATGCAATTATGCAAATTAGGGCTTTGTTCGAGGATATGCCACCGGTAGAAGTACCTGCTCCTGTTGAAGAGGCTATTGACGAAGTACCTGTTACATTTTCTGAGTATAGTCTTATGGATGGTACAAAGATTATGATTAGCGAATTAGCTATCGGTGGAGAGGTTACATTAGCAGACGGAAGTCCTGCTCCTGTTGGCGAACACCAATTAGCAGACGGCACTAAAATAGTATTAGACGAAGCCGCTAAAATTTTATCTATTGAAACACCAGAAGCAGAAGCAAAAGAAGCTGACGAAACACCTGCTGAAATGGGTAATAAAATGGATGAGAAAATGGCTGACGAAATCGCAAGTTTAGTAGCTGAAAATGAAAATCTTAAAACACAAGTAGCACAATTAGAGGCAAAAGTTAAGAATGGTTTTAGTCAAGTAGCTGAACTTATAGAAGCACTTACTAAGACACCTAACGCTGAACCTATTGCGCAGCCAAAAAACAACTTTGGTTCTAACGTAACAACTCACTCTATGAAGTACGATAGAATTGAAAAATTTAGAAACGCTTTATTAAACAAATAAAAATAAAATAAAATGGGATTTGATGTATCTGCATTAGCAAACTATACAAAAGAAAACGAAGCTCTACTTGTAACTTCATCT